TTAACTTGACCCCACTCACCATTACTCCAATTAGTTCCACCCCATCCTGTTTGAGGTACACCCATGTTAGTTCCATCACCAACGGAAGAAGTTGCTGATTGTCCCGTGATTGAAACTGTAACAGTGTCTTGAGCACTCCAAGAGTTTTGGTCCCAAGTTAACATACCCCAAGTATCTGAGTCTACAGTATTTGCCTGACCACCCATTCCGCCATGGTTTGAACAATAATAATATAATGTTGGTGCAGAAGCTGCGACTGTTATTTGTGTATAAGCACCTGCTTGTCCTGGTGTGCCACTGGTAGTTACACCAGTTGTGTATTCAGTTCCACCAGCTGCGTCCGTAGCTGTTGCAAATCTTAAAGGGTGAGAGGAATTAGAACTATCTGCTTGATCAAATTTGTATATGTAACCTTCAGCTAGAGTAACTGTATCTTGTTGAACTCCATCAATGACATACTTATTGCCATCGCCGGTGCTCGCCACCGTTACTGTAAAAGTTCTAGTAACGGACATCCGTCGCTACTCCTTAAGCTATTCTGACTATAGCGTTAGATGCGTCTGCTGCTGGGAATTGAATTGTGAAAGTTCCACTTGTTACAGTTTTGTCTGATCCAAAATCAATTATGCAAACTGCTGGATCTCCTGAAGCTGAGTCATTGAAAATCATACAACCTCTTGCTGTGAAAGAAGCAGATGTAAAACTTGTATCTGCGAAATCACAAACTGCAGTTGTACTGTCAGCAACTGGTGTAACACTTGTAAGTGCATTTCCTTTTGCTGTGTATCCAGAACCTGATACTTCATTTGATGTTGTGTACGCTGTAGTTGCAGCTCCTAGTGAAGCTGAACTTGTGTACAGAGCTAAGTTGAATGTATTTCCAGAAGATGCTGTAAAATTGTGCACCCCTTTTAAAATTTCTACTTTGAAACTTGTACAAATTGCCGATGTTATTGCCATAATTTATTCTCCTAATTACGGTGACGGAGAAGGGACTGGTATACGAACGGTTCCGTCCGTGTAGTCGTCTCTTTTACGTCTACCAAGTTGCTCTGCAGCAAACTTCTGTACCTCTTGTTTATACTTATTTTCATATAGTGTCAACATATCTATTGGGCCTTTTAAATATCCATATGCTTCTACAAGACAAGCATATAACAAACCATTAGGAAAGTATTGACTGACGTATGTTGTAGCATTTGAACCCGATAGCCCATCTGGGATAGTCTCATAATGAATCTTAAATTTATATGTAGTATCTGGGACTGGAGCAAATAATATTCTTCCTGACGTAGTATCTGAAGTACCAGTCGCTCCACCAAACATAGCGTAATATTTAGGTTTTCCAGTAGATGTTTCCGCAGGAATATATTCCTGTAAATAGGTTTCATCTTTTTTCTCTAAATAAGAGTTAGATCCGGTCGCTGCGGAAGTCGAGTCGTATACCTGTATCCCTTTTATAAAAAGAGTTTTAGCAGGTGTATTTATTGTAGATTGTCCTGTGATCAAGTTACCTAGCTGTTGTTTTTTATATGCATCAAGTGGTATGTCTCTCAAAATTTTAAATTCTGCGTTTTCAATAATATCATCTGTAACTGTAGATGTTAGAACGTTTGAATCTGTTTCAGTATAACTTAAAATAGCTGCTGTTAGTGTTGTGTATGTAAATCCTGACATTATGGTGTTAGTGTAACTGGTCCTGCAGTTATACTTCCTCCTCCTATTTTTGTTGTAGCCGTGGCTGTACCACTAGCTGTAAAAGTATAATTATTAGCACTTGTAACTGTAATTGTAAATCCCGAAGCGTTATTAATATCAGAGTCTGAAATACCATCTTGGCCCTCTCCATTTCTAAATCTAACAGTATCACTAGTAGATCTACCATGGTTTTCTTCAAATACAGTCACCACTTGGGAACCACTTGTTATAGATAAAGGATTTAATGTCAATAATCTTGCTACAGCAGGCTCAGTTCTAGCCGGTCTTGCATTTAATAAACCCTGTGGGTCAGCTGAATATGGTCTAGGCTCTAATTGTGGTTGTTTTGGTTCAAACTCAGAAACATGGACTCTAGCGCCATTCCACTCGATAACCATTTCAGAGTATGGAAACTCTAATCCTGATCTGTCTGAAATAAATTTTGCATATTTACCTGAGGATAATGCCATTATGCCTCCGGATAATAAACTTTAGGACTAATATATGTACTAGATGGAGAGCCGTCTTCTGACAATGCTCTTTGTAATTCATCTTCATATAACAGTTTCATTTGTTGAACTAATTGTGGTTTAAATTTTTGTGATAAATAAAATGCTAAACCAGAAGCCATACAAGGTACAAATCTATATGGAACATCTGCTGCATTTGTATAGTCTCCTACATCTTGAATTCTTTTTACATAATAATAATTTATAAACTTACCTGCTTCTGTAGAACCAGGAGTTAGGTATAAAGTGATTGTAACTCTATCAATAAGTCTTTGTACAAAGTATTGAGTTGGTGTTCCTTCTGAAGTTTTATTCGATAAAGCTTGATATGCAGATCTTGCTATTTTAGTTAATGGTGTATCAACATTATTGTTTCTATAACTAGCCTCTAATACATCATCAACACCATAAACTGCAGTAGTGCTTGAAGTACCATCACCTGTTGATCTAAACATTGTGTATGTTGCTTGACCATCTACTAATGTAATACTGTTATTTGCTACTTCCCAATAGTGAAGACCACGATTAGCCCACTCTTGAAACATTATATTTAAAGATCTTCTTGCTTGACGTAACTGATTACCAGATACACCTTGCATACCTATTCTTTCATATGCTTCTTCGATTATTTCATCGATAGCAAATGTTTTATCAAACGTTGTAGTTCCAGAGGTAGTGTTAGCCATTTAGCCTCCTACTTGTCTATTAATAACGTAGCCGCTTCAATATTTGTAATAGTAGAAACTTTCATTCCGCCTGGAAAAAGTACGCCATCCTCTGGAATGTTAAATGCAAAGACATCACCATTTGGACAATCTCCTTGAAATAAAGTTGTACTATCAGTGTTGTCTTGTAGGACTATAGTTCCAGCTCCGCCAGCATCAGAAGCAAGAATAAGTCCTCTTAGTCTTGTTCTTCCTGCGAATACTGCACCAGTAGCTGTAACTCTTACTGCTTTTACATCACTCTTCATAATTTTATATTCTCCTAAATTTAAATGTGGGGCCGAAGCCCCACACTAAATTAATTATTAACTTACTGCCGCGCTAAACGGTGTTGCTGGTGTACCAGTACAACCAGACTCTACATCAACTTTCCATTGAGTAGAACTAATTGCAGTACACGTAACTTTTGCAAAAGTTACACCACCAGTTGTACTACCATTTAAAGTAATAGTGTCTGATGCTGCAACAGTTTCAAAACCAACCATGTTGTCAGAAGAGTCGTCAATAAATTTTGCGCTTCCTACCATAACATCGTTAGAGTTTGCAACTTGTACAACAAAATCTCCAGTCTTAGTAATTGATGCAAAAATTTCAAAACTTGCACCTATGTTACTTAGATTGTTTAGATCTGCTCCTGGTCCTGCAACTGCAGAATCAGAGTTAGCGTTGATTGCTGGTAATGTGTAAGTTACTGCTCCAGCAGCATTATTATGTACAATTCTTCCCGCGTGAGAAGCAACTGTTAATGATGTGCTCGAATCAGCATCTACAACATTAGCCGGACCTGTAGTAAAAAATCCATTTTTAGATATTACTGGTCCTTGGAACGTAGTATTTGCCATAGTGTTATCCTCCTAGTTACGTTTATGTAGTCTCTAGGCCGTCGACTATACGCGTCTACATAAACTTATTATTGTATAGTGATTATTTTATATACTAGATTTGATTAGAGCGCAAGAGAGCCTACAATGTGAATTGAATTTATTCAACGATGTAGCTTTTTGTTTAAGTAGCTACTGAAACTTGTGGTTCAGAATCTTCTATCTTATTTAGCAGATGCTCTCTTTTTGCTTCTGCAAGTTTTATATGGCTAATTACTTCTCTGACTTTTCTGTCAATCTTAACCATATTGAGAGTATATCTACCCTCTTTAAGATGCTCCTGTTCCCACTCTAAGTCCAGACCCCTCTTCTTTGTGTAAAGGGTCTCTAGATGTTGTTGCATCGATAACTTCCTCATAAGTTATTCTCTTTACTCTTGGATCATTCATTTCTCCAAGATTGTCCCATTTTATATCACCTTTTCCTAATTTGTCAATAATAGCATTTTCGATATCCAATGGAGCGTCTATGCAATTTATAACAAAATCTGCGTGTAATTGATAGGCAAAGATTTGTACTCTGAAGTTTTTAGGGTGCATTTTTCCTTTCTATTTAACGATTGTGGCCGAACTATGTCCGGCCACAAAATTATTGATTAAGCACCTGGTGATGCAAAAATACCTCTAGGGTCTGATACGCCAAATACGTATCTTTCTCTAGCTTTGTATCTTACGTTGCCAGTATCGAAATCGCCTTCCATTTTTGTAGTCAATGGAGCTCTTTCCATATGCTTCATACCATTTGGCACGTCTGTAGTGATATAGAACGCATCAGTGTCAGTTAAGTAGTGGTTAACTGTGTAGCCACCTGGGATCATTCCCATAGACACCATTGCATTGATATCATTATCAGCAGTCCCAACTCTTTGTGAAGATTTCATTAATCTCTCTGCAGTAAATTGTAATGCAGATGGGATTATCATCTTCACAGCTTTTGCAGCGATTTTTAAACCTCTTTCATCAGTAAGCGCAGCAATGTCAATCATTGATTGCTCTAATGAAGTTTCGTTTAAATCCGCAGCAGTTGATAACGTATTACTGAAAGTTCCAGCAATAGTTGGGTGCGAAGTGTTGAAAAGAGTTACACCATCACCTGAAGTGAATGTTAAACCTGGTAAACCATTGTTTAACGGTGCAGCTGCTTTAACTTGTTTAGTTTGAGCCA